CGTGGCCGCATTGCCGGTGACCGCATTGGTTGATGCTACAGATACAGAGCCAACAGCGCAGGTGGCCGCATTGCCCGTGATGGCAACAGATACAGTCAGCCCGACTGTGCCGACATTGCCTGTGGCAATCGTCCCGTCTTCTTGGACAGACCTGCTGGCCAGTAAGTTACCAACAGCACCAGACGCCTGGTTGCCGCTGATGACCACATTTCCGATCCCGTAAACACCTAGACCGTAATAGCCTGTCCCATAAGCAGCCATGCCGCTGCCCCTTGGTTAAGCCAGCCGGATCAGGCCGGTGCTTGCATCGTTGACGGGCATGGTCAGTGTGAATGTCCCAGCAGTCACTGTCTGTGAGCCAAAGGTGTGGACGCTGACTGCTTTGTTTGACTGTGTGCTGTTGTAGATCAGAACAGCATCAAACGCCGTGGCCAGAGTAACAGTAGTGTAAGTAATGCTGGCGCTGGGGGTCACAAAGGCAGTCGTGCCGCTGGTGCTTGGCGCCGTGCCAAAGGTCACTGTGACGCCGCCGGCAGTGTAGCCAGTGCCTGTCACCTCATTAGTTGAACTGTAGGCCGTGGTGGCCGCATTGACAGTGGCGCTGGCCAAGTACAGCGCAGCCTTGAAGGTGTCGGCAGTCGTTGCCGCACGGATGACGCCAGTGCCAAAGTTGTGGTGACCGACAAGCAGCTCACCTTTGAAGCTGGTGCAGAGGGCTTGCGTGTTCGACATATCAATCCTTAAATTGCTTGGGTTTCGCCATCAGCGAAAACACCGCGTTTCAAAACCATATTCACCGACCTGTGAACCAACTCGCCGTCCAGCCAGTACTCGACCCAAGTCGTTGTCTCGGTGTCGTTCTCCACAGACCCCTCACGCTTTTCAAGCAGTGACTCGTCCATGTCGCCCTTGGTAGTCGTAATCATATTCATCCAAACGATTTTGCACGGGTTAAAAGTGCGCCGCCCGATGTCGAGCCTCGGTCATCAGCGACTTGCAGGTCATTCAATGCACGCTCATAGAGCGTTGCCCACACCGAGATTCTATTGTCATCTTGCAGGTATGGCGCAGCCTGAAGCAGACTTCCATACAAATATGCGTCTGGGCTTGACTCTAAAATAAAGTTGGTCGCCACAGAGTTTGACAACTTGCTCAGTTTTGCGTAGTAAGTCAACTCGGTTGCGTAGTTGCTGTCTGGCACTGGCACAAGTCTAAATTGCTGGCCAACCACGCCAAAGAACTTGGGTCTGCCGCTGGCCGGGTATTTTGTTGATTCGGCATCCAGCGCATCCACAGTCATAAACGACAAAGGTGTCGGTGGATTTGTGCCACTGAGCTTGAAGGATTTGACCTCCAAGAAGTCATTGGGTGTCGCGCCGAATTCGGCATTGAATGAAGCATTGGCTCTGACGATCATCTGTCTGGTGCGCAGCGTGCGCTCCATCTGCGCCTCGGCCAGTGAGATGAAGTCAGGGATAGCCGCCGTCAGGTCTGACCGATTGAGCCAGTCTGCAATGGATGCCTTCAATTCGGTATAGGTTGTCAGAGCCATCAGACTGCCTCTATTTCTTTCATCACCCAGGTGTGGTCATGCTTAAATTCAAAAGTCCCGATGTGGCCAATCTCTTTGGAGACATCGTGATCTATCCATATTTTAAAGCCAGCAGCCGCTGCTTTCTGACAGAAAAAAACATCTTCACCGATATAGCCTCTTTTGTCCACGCGCCAAGGCGTTTCAAACCAAGGCTCGGCCAGTGCCTCAAACACCTTGCGCTTGATCAGCATCACGCCCATCCCCACAGAACCCACCTCTTGCAGGCCGGTGGATTCTGGCATCGTCCAGACCAGTTCCCTCTCGCCGTTCTCTTTGTAAAGTTGCGCTGTCGGGCCAGTGGGCATTCTACGTCGTGCGCAGTTAGTGGCCACGATGTCAAGGTCATGCTTGACCAGCCGCCCGATCATGTCTTGCGGAAACCGCATATCAGAGTCAATGAACAGAATGTGAGTGCAACCCTCGCCCATTGCGTCAAGTGACAACTCTGCCCTCTGGTTGGCAATCAAAGTGCCTTGAGAGATCTTGAGGCTCACAGCGTCATTGGTGTTGATCGTGTGATACGCAACCATGTTGACCAAGTCGTAGCTGTACATGGTGTGAACCATGTCCCGTGCTGGAGTGCAGACTGCAATGTAGTTCATACTTTCCCAGGTCGTGTTCTAAAGAATTGATTATCGGCGTCATTGAGCCAGCGCTTCATGTACTCTTGGTCATCGATCTTGCCCTCGGCCTTCATCTTGTAATAGAGAGCCTCGGGGATGGATGCCACCAAGTGCCACTCGCCATTCCAATTGGCCTTGCCATCCACAGCGTTATAGATGGCCTTGTTGGCCTCAATGACTGCTGTGATGTCTTGCTCAGTCTCAATGGTCACATCGCCGGTATCAGCATTCTCATGCCAGAAGCGTTTGATGCCTTGATCTTTGTTTTCGCTAAATAGTCTTTTGTCAATCATTTAAAAAAGGGGAGATATTTCTACCCCCCCTCCCGTTGCTTACTGTTAAGAAGTAACCAAGTCAGCGGCCAAGCCGTGAGCATTTTCTGCCAAGATTTTCAACCCGTACTCTACGAGCAAAAGTTTCTTGGTTGCATCGCCGGTCTTCGCCAAATCGATTTGCTGGTAAGGACGCAGCACAGTCATCTTGGCGTAGTCAGGGTCAAGCACAAACGCATCACGCTCACGCTGGAATCGGTTCGCAATCACAGATACATTGCCGAAATCACTGCATTCATGTTAAATGAGATTCGCTACCTTCTCATCCCTCTTTCGAGGCTACCAGTTACTTGGTAGATCAGACTATCTCTTCACCCTCATTTGAGGGGCTAGGCACTTCGAACCGCTTGGTTCTACGAGGCTCCCGCCTCTAGTCGTTACACCTTCCGCTTTCGCGGCTTGGCTCGGTATTGTCCTCTGCTCGGCAAGCAGGTGGGAGGTTCACCGAATTCACCTAGTTACAACCAAACATTACTGCTTGGCGACGCCATCAATTAACGTAGATATCAACCGCGCCGATTAGCGTGGCTGGTTTTGCACCTCCATCAATGTTGAAACGGCTGGATGCGATACCAGTGAAACCAGAAACGCGCTGCTTGTTGACAGGGCCAACCATCAGGATTTTTGGTGTGCCGCCGGCAGTCCACACTTTTTGAATCACATTCTTGAGAATGGTTTCAGTAAAGGTGCGAACAGTGCCATCGGTACGGGCAGCGCTTGGTAGCGTGGTGTAGCTTGGGTTACCGCCGTTGGTGGTGTCATAGTCAATGTTGGTCTTCAAGAAGGCCGTCAAAGAACCCGTCTTACGCGCAGTCGTAGAGTCACCAGCAACTGCACCAGTGTTGGACAGCATGATGAATTCTTGATCACGCTTTAGCTCGCTGCCCCTTTTAGCTATTTGGTATGCTAGTTCAGAGCGTCTGCCTGCCTTATTTACTACTTCTTCAGTATCTGACAAGACAATAGTCTTGCGGCTGATCTGGCAGTAGTTCTGCACGCGAACAGTCGCAACTACGGAATCAAAAGTACCGACATCATCACCCTCAAGCTGGGCGTTGGCAGCGGCTGCGGCCAAAGTATCCGTTTGAAATTCAAACAGAGTGTTGGACACGCTTTCGCGGCCAATGTTGGACATGTAAGGCGTTTCTTCCATCCGTGTTGAACAAGGCTCGTTAGACCTTGCCTCCCTTTCGGGACTGCATGTTTCCATGCAGATCAGACTATATCTTCACCCACTTTCGTGGGGCTAGGTGCTTCGGGCCACTTGGCCCTACGATCTTTCGATCTAGTCGTTGAACCTTCCTCTTGCGAGGCTCGGCTGCTGATTGCCCTCGGCTGCCTATCCGTTAGGGGTTTCCAGCAATTCTCCTAGTGTCAATTGCAAATTACTCTGCAACGGCCCTCAAGTTAAGGCGCAATGTTGGTGATCACATTGCTAAGATCTTCCCGAATACCCTTTGCAGAGTAAGTCAGGAATGTGTTACTAACGATAGCCATGATTTCCTCATTTCAATAAAAGTTCAATTGCAGATACCGCATCATCGATGCGGCCGGTTTTTGCAAGACGCTGCTTTGCGCGAACACTCTCAGTCGTTGTCGAAACCCGACCCGCTGCACCTGGCTTGGCTGGTCGTGGGCCATTGTTCACCACAGGCTTGATGCCTTGACGCTTACTTACCATCTGGTCAAACAGTGCTGCCTTACGCAACAGTAAAACCAGCCGGTGATCGTAAACACTCTTCAAGTCTTCATCAGAAAAACCGGCAGACTTGGCAGACTCAATCAGCATTGCTTTTTCGAGCTTTGCTTTCTTTGGATCTTTCCACTCTGGCAGCGCAGCCAACAGCGCATCTTTCTGGCTCTCAAGATGCTGCTGCATAGACTGCTGCTGCTCTTGCTGACTCAACTGGATAAGACGCTGCTGCTCGGCCTGAATAGCGTATGCCTTCTCCTGTCGCTCCCGCAAAACCTCTTTTTGCCGCACCCACTCGATTGGGTCTTCGTTGTAAAGACGATCCAAATCGACCTGCGGCTCTGAAGCCTGAAGCTGGGCTTGCAATGCTCCCAACAATTGAGCGTACTGTCCACGCTCGGCCCGAACTGCCTGCGTTTCTGCCTCGACTTGCTTTCGCACCTCGGCAATCTGCTGCGTTTTTCGGGTGTAGTCCTGAGTCCTTGAATAGCCTTTTTGGAGTTCGTCCAGCGTCACTGCGACTTCCTTACCGTCAATCTTGACGGTGAAAGTCTGTGGCTGTTCTTGCTCCTCTGACTCTTCCTCTTCTCCAGACTGTTCCTCTGAGGTTTCTTCATCTGGCGCGTCTTCCACACCAGAGTCATCCTCCTCAGAGGCCGCTGCCTCTTATCCTCTTCGGACTCTTCGGCTGGCTGCGTCTCGTCAAGTTCTGCTTGTCCTTCTTCAGGGGCTAACATTGCCGAGATAGCACTGGTCGCATCGACCATATTCATTGCTTGTATTTCTGCCATGATTTTTTCTTAAATTAGATTTTTCTGTGATTTGGTGATAGCGTTCTGTGCAATCTTGCCGTTGTCCATGATCCGGATCAACTCTTGCCGCAAGCCATCAATGGCCTGCATCATGCACCACGCTGTCTCTCTCTTCACAGACTCTTCGGGTTTCGATGATCGAAATGCCCAAAGTTGGTCGTTTTCCAATTTTGCAATCGCAGTGTTGAGGGTTTCGTCCTCAAGTAGCTGCTTGGCCTTGCGGCCTTTGTTTACCTGGTCTTCATTTGTCACTTACTGTGCCATTCCTTGAAAGGTTGATGGGGGCATCATCGGCTGCATCGGTGGCTGCTGCTGCTGCTCAATAAACTGAGCCGCTTGCTGCTGGGCCAGCGCTGCCTGCTGACGAATTGCTTCACGATCAATATTCTGAGCCGCATCGATCTCAGCCGTATTGATCTGTGAGTTGTACTTTAACTCAATTTCATACTTTTTGAGATACAGGTCTTGGGCCATCTGGTCGCGCTTCAGATCGTCATCCATCATCATTTGCTGGCGCTTTAGCTCGAACTCTGCCGCCTTCTTCTGGATGTCGGCCTTGATGGACTCGGCCTGCACCTGCGCCAGCAACTCCTCGGGGGTGGCCTTGGGCGCTGGTGGCGCTGGCGGCACATAGTCGGCAGGGATGTCCTGAAAGTAGCTGGACGCATCCTTGAACCCAGACAACTCCACGATCTTGCGCAGGGTGTTGGAAAACTGCTGTGGGGTGACCAGTGGGTTTTGAGTGCCAAGCTGCTGCAAGATCTGCTCTTGCTTGGCCATGATCATCATCAAGCCTTGCAAGCGCTCGTTAGTGTCGCCATTACCAAGAGCAATGTTGATATTGGCGTCCATGTTAGCGTCCCAATACCTTGGGTCGATCTGCACCCACTCGTTGCGCATCCGCACCATGCGTGCTTTGTCCTGATGCGTGGTGGCCAAGAACAAAATGCCCTTGAACAGCTTTTTCATACCCTCGGCCAGAATGCGTGCCGTCAACTCAATGCGGCCTTGGCTGGCTGAAATCGTTGCATTGACCGCCGCCTTGGTGGACGATTGCAGCGCGTCAGCGTTCAGACCCATCGCCGCCTTGCTCATGCCGGTGCGGTCTTCCTTGATCTGATCCATGTATTCCATCATCGGGAATGCGGCCTGACCGACAAATGGGGTGGTCAAGGGTTGCACCATCCCAGGCGCACGCATACGGATGATCGCGCCCGTCTCGTTGTTCAGCACATCGTCAATGTTGACCTGACCCTCAACCACCGCCGTGCGGGGGTGGATCGACTGAGCCAGACTGTCCAGCGTGTTGCGGAGAATCTCCGACTTGATCTCTTGCAGATCTCGGGTGATGTCAAAAATTGACATCGCCTCCAGTGGGCTGGTGTGCGGCTCTGGATCGCATGGAAAGTCAGCAAACGGAATGTAGCTGGCCGGCAGATTTCGAACCACCTTGTAGCCGCCGCCCATGCAGCAGACCTTGCGCAACTCGGCAATCCCGTCCCCGTCATAGTCAACTCGGGAATAAGCCTCGATGTACAGAACCCTGCGCATCATCGGGTTGGCAGCGTCATTCGTGCCAAATGTGGTGCTCAGTGGCTGCCTCGCCAAGTATTCGTCATTGCTGTCCAAGTCAGTCGTTGACAGATTCTCTTCAATCTCGTCTTGGTCGTAGCCCATCGCAATCAGGTCAGCCACAGTCGCCATCTGCCTGTGGGCAATGATGGTGGAATCGTCAAATGATCGAGCACGCCGATCAAGCAGCAATTCCTCTGGCGGCACGGCCATGATCCTGATCCGGCCATCCTTGGTGATGCGCTTGATTTGCACATCGTGAATCATCGGCGCTGGCATCGTCACCGGCTGGCCCGTCATCGGGTCAATCGTGGTCATCTGCATCTCGTCAATATCTGGGTCTGGGTAAGAAACCACGATCTTGACCTCTGCCCCAGGCTCCTGCATCAGCATCTCTAGAGTCTGGTCATCAAGGCCGGAATACTCTTCAATCCTCACCTTTTCTTCGTCTTCCCACCAGAATTTTGCAATTCCGCACTTGCGCACCAGTGCATCCTTGAAAATTGCGTAGGTCGTTAAAAAACCGTTGTTGTCGTTCTGGAATACATAGTTGGCGTAGTCGGTGGACTGCTGCGCCATCTTGACATCTTCAGGCCCACGGGGCGCAAACTCGACAACATTCTCAGAATTGAAAAACACCCGCATCAGGCTGGGCAGCATGGCGCTGACAGTGTCGCGCACCTCCATCGCCACCACCTTGCTGTTGCCCTCGACCTCGTTGCCAAACAGGTCGCCTCGGTAGTACTCAGTCCCCTTGGCCCGTGTGGGCGACAGGTCGCTGTCCACATAACTCACCGCATCGGTCAGGTCTTGCGTGATGATCGCTTGCAGTTCCGCATCGTCCATCGGCTCGGTGGCTGCAATGTCGGTGGATAGATTTTCAGTGACTTTTTCAATCATGGCTTGACCTTTGTTAGAACCACATACATGGAGTCCACAGCGCGTGGCGTGCGGATGATTTCGTCTTGTGGCAATTCTAGTGCTTCTCCCACCTTTGAGAGCCTCATTTCCAGCATGGTCAACTCAAACCTGTCTGGCCAGCCTAAGTACCAGTGCCAATCGGTGTAGTAGCGCCAAGAGTTTTCGTTAAATGCCCTGACATGGGTCGGATCTTGCCACGCGCCAAGGCTCAACTCGTATGGCACATGAATCCGCATCTCCCCGCCCACCTTCAGCAATTCCTTGCAATTGGTCATGGCAGTAACCAGATCTGGCAAATGCTCCAAAATGTCATTGGCCAAGATCACATCAAACATGCTGCGCTCAATTGTCAGTAACCCCTTGCGGGTCTTGAGTACCTCACCCCAATTGACTTTTGTAATGTCCAGCAGCCAATCCGGCTTGACCCTTGCCTGAATATCTGCATTCAAACAATCTTCACGCCAATCTTTTCCAGAGCCTAAATTAAGAATCAAACCATGCCTTTGCGTAAGTTGGACGATTTTCTTTGACCCACGGCAGCGCATCGTTGTGCAGTTTGTTGGCATCAAAGCCAATTGTGTTGCTGCCGATGTGGTGGACATAGCTGGCCGACACAAAATGCGAGTAGCCTTTTTCGATCAGATCCCTACAATGCACATCATCTGAGTACCAATTCAGAGGGGGAAACTTTGCTTCCTCAAATGCATCGCTTGAGAGCCACGCAAAGATCGGGCTGATCTCTTCCACCATCTTGATGTGGGCCTCAGACGGAAACTTGAAAAAGTTCAGCCTCTCCGGTTTCTCAGTAATCCTCACATTTTGACAAGCCCGTGCGGCATCAGTCCTTGACGCCACCCATCCGGCTTTGACGCTGTGCATGGTCTTGATGATCGCCACATCCTCCATCAGCACCTTTACGCTGGTCGGCGTCAGCACGATGTCATCGTTGGCCACGATGCAAGATGACCAATCCTTGAGTGCAGCTTCAATCACCTCGTTGTAGTCATCGCCAAAGTTTCTTGGCTGGCCGTAGATCTTGTGGTCAGCCTCAAAGTTCTCAAGCACTGACTCTGGCCCCCGCAGGTAGACCGGACACTCTGGCGCGTATTGCTTGATCGACTCCAGCAGCACCGCCAGACCATGCCCCCTGACTGTGGCAATGACAATGGGACAGATCATTTCTTGGCCTTGTTTCTAGCGCTGATCGCCGCCGCCTTACTTTTGGCATCGGCCTTGGAGCTTGCGCCCCACGCCTTGAGTGACAGCAGCAGCCTTGTCGGCTCGCCACCCTTCATCTCAGGCCCAGGCATGTTGCCCATCCTTGCCAAGAAACTTGCCCGTCTCGGGTTATCGCCGGCCTTGACGGGTGCTTTCAAGTTCATGCCCTCGGCCTTCGCACTGGCGCGGCCCTTGGAATTCAAACCACCGGATGGGCTTTTACCCTCCTTGCGCTGCCAAGCTGCGGTCTTCATTTCTTCTTCACTGGCTTGGCGGTCTTGGCCGCTGCCTTGAAGTCGGCAGCGCTTGGTGCACCCTTGCTGCCAGGCTTGCGCATCTTCTCACCAGAGCCAGCCTTAATGCGCTCGCGTTTTGCTGCAATGTTGGAGTACAAACCTTGCTTCATTCCTCTTCTCCCTCTTCGTAGTTTTCAGATTCTTCACCCTCTTGCTCGCCCGTGTTCGGGCCGCCCACCACCCACGCATCGCATGTCCGGCTGGCTGCGCACTTGAAATCAAAGATCTCGCAATAGCCCAGATCGGCCAGCTTGATCGTTCCCCACGGGTCGGCCTCCATGCCGATGCCCTCGGCAATGCATTTCTTGATCTCATCAGAAACATTGAATGCCGCGCAGTTACCGCACAGGCTTTGCTTGGAATCCTCAACACTCACATCCCACTGGTCGGCCTTCTTTGCCCAAAAGGCAGTATTTGGCAGCTTGGGATTTTCAGGGCCGTAGGCCGCTGTGGTGATCGCCTTGGCGCGATTCTTTAGGTTGAGCGTGATGTCTTGCGTGGGCATCGGGCAGTTCTCGCCTGCGCTCATGTCCTCGCCCTCTTCCTTGTCCATGACTTGGCTCATGGTGCGCTGTAGCGTAGCCATTATTTCATTCCCTTCTTGGGTTTCTGTTTAACACCAGCAGAACTCAAAGCAATGGCCAATCCTTGGGCTTTGCTTTTCACGACTGGGCCACCTTTGCCGCTGTGCAGCTTTCCAGCTTGAAACTCTTTATAGACCTTGGAGATTTTTTTCTCCGTTTTTGTTTTCTGCATGGCTTGCTCCTGAAGTTAAGAAATGCCCAATTATGCAACCCGCACCAAGTTCCGGCGTAAGGGTTGACTCCACTTGCTGCTGGCTGAACTGCCGTACATCCCCGTGATCGCGTCACTTGCAAAGGTCAAAACAAAGGCATCGGCCTTGTCCGGACTCGGCAGACCCCGCTTTTTGATCTCATCCTTGCCCTCGATGGCAATTTTGCCATTTGATGTGAAGGTGTAGCGCACCGTGGCCAACTCGCTGATCAGCACCTCATCCTTGGCCAGTTTGCAGTCCCGCGCCTCCAGCCACGCCTTGGCCTTGTACCAAAGCTCGGCCTTCAGGTTGCGGTATGTCCCGCCCATCGCTGGGCTTTCTGAGACATTGATCCCCCGCGCCGGCAGACCCAATTCCCGCAGCCGATCCACCACCCCAGCCCCCAGACCGATGCTGTCCACCAGAATTTCTTTGGGCTGCTCACTCGGGGCCAGCACCTGATACTCGGCCACCACCGCCCCCGTCAACTGCATCAGATCCAGATTCTTCCAAGTGCGGATGCTCTCGGTCACCACATTGCCCTGCCGCTTGCACAGCGCCGACCTGTCCGATCCAAACCGCGCCACATCCAGCCCCCAAACCATCGGCGCTGATGTGCTGGCCGCCACATCCCTGTGCAGCGCACTTTCTAAAAGATCCATCGGAATGACAGTATCGTCATCACCCCGTGGGAATTCACCGATCACCCTGATCCGGTAGACATTGCTGTCCTCGCCGTAGCGCATGGCCATCTCGTTGATGTACTCCTGAGACACCCGTGGCGAGTCGCTGCACGCCACCTGAAAGGTTGTCCACTCGCCGGCCAGCCTTGTGTGCGTGTCGTAGAAGAACCCGCTGCTTCTCACCGGATTGCCCAGCAGCAGCGTCACAGCGTTGTGGCCAGACATCGATCCAGCCGCCGCCTCAAACACCTGCTCCGGCACGCCGCTGGCCTCATCGGCCACCAGCATCACATACTCAGAGTGAATGCCCTGCAAAGCCTCGGGCTGCTCGGCCCGACTTGTCCTGGCCGAAATAAACATCTCTGTCGGTGCAGCGTTGAACTCAATCCTCTCCTGCTTGACAGTCAGCAGTGTCTGCAATGGCGCAGGCATCGCGTTGATCCAGCGCTTCAACTCCGCAAACATGGCGTCATAAAGCTGGCTGCTGGTCGGCGCAGTCACCACCACCTTGACAGGGCTGCGGGTCATAAAGTACCAGAGCATCGCCCATGAGCTTGCCGTGGACTTGCCCACCCCGTGGCCAGACCTGACCGATATTTTTCGATCCCCACGGGCAATCGCCCTCAAGAACTTCTCTTGCCACGGGTCAGGGTCTACACCCAGCACCTCCTTGACAAAGAGCACGGGGTCGTTGTGGTATCGCTCAACCCACTGGGCAAAGACATTGTTCTTCATTATGTTGACTCTAACCCATTGTCAAAGGCCCATTTGTTGGGGTCGATCTGTGGTGGCGTGCATGTGTGAATCGTGGCTGGGTCAGCAGTGCGCTTGCCGCATCTTGGGCAGAAGTTGCGCTCCTCTGCATGGGTGTAAAGAAGATCACCTGTCTTTAATGGCTCAACTCTGTTGGTAAACGGAATCCACTCTGTTGCACCTTCCGGCGTTCCGTTATCAATCACCCGCGCCACAGGCTCTTGCTTTAGCTCTGCCAAAGCATCTTTAATCGCCCATCGAACATGCCTACGCTCATGTGCATTTGTTTCAATGTACTCAAGGCACATCTTTAGTGCTTCTTCTTTGGTCATGTGTTCTTCTCCTTGAGTTTGGCTTCAATGCCTCTAAAAAATTCACGCCAAAAACTATCGGTCGGGTCTGATGCTTCCATTTTTTCAGCGCAATCTGCAATCTCCTCATC